TACAAGAGATTTCTTTAATGAAACTTCAGGTAGTGCTTTTAGTAATCTTTTCTTGTGGTTAAGCAGAAACAAAGGTAAAATAGGTGGTGATGAAAACCAAGAACAAATACTTACTAGAATATGTAAGGATTGGGCTTATTCTTCTGGTAGTTTAGGATTTCTTGTTACTTCTGATTCTTGGATTGTTTCTACTAGACAAGATAAAAAATACGAAGCAACATTAACAATTTCTACTTCTGGTACTAACGCTAGTATTCCTTTTAGGGTAAAAGCTATTGATTATTTTACTGGAAATGTATTAGCACAAGATTCACTAGCAACATCAGGAACTAGAACATTAGACGTAGTAATATTACCAAATTCAGAAACTATTAATTATCAAATTAAATATATAATTGAATCAGAACAGACATTAACCTTTACTCCCAGCTTAGAGCTAACACAATATTCTGTTAATCCAGTAACAGGTACTCCTACAGGAATTGATGGTCAGGCAACATATAATATAAACGGAGCAGGTGATTCTATAAATACAACTGAAGAAATAATTATAACAGAAAATACTCCTAAAATAAAAACTTTAGATTTCTTAACAGGACTATTCAAGATGTTTAATTTAACTGCTTATTACATAGATGATTTTGGTGATGCTAATTATGGAAAAATATATGTAGATACCTTAGACAACTTTTATGCAGATGCAGTAAACAATCCTTCTGGAGGAAAAATAGATATAACAAAACACATTGATGTTTCTAATACAGAAATAAAACCATCTAATCAATTTACAGAATTAAACTTTAAATATGAAGACCCTAGTACTTTATTGTCTATAAATCATAAAGAAACCTTTAATGAGGTGTTTGGAGACGAAGAGTATAAGCCTGAAAATGTAGATAGAGGAACTACTTACGATATAGAAACAGGATTTGAACACATGAAGTTTGAAAGATTGATTGACGAAAATAAAACAAATACATCAAAGGTTTCTGGAACTACAACCTCCACAATAGCAAATAAGCTTGTCGATAGTGGAAAGACTTTTACAACTTCAGTAGAGGTAGGAGATGTTGTTAATAATATAACAGACAATACTACAGCTACTATTTTAGCAATAGATAATGATACGACAATTAGTTTAAATGCAAATATCATGACAACTGGAGAAGGTTATGATATTGGAAATATTAGTCCTTATAGCTCTGTAACTTCTCCTCAAGCTTATGCAACAGATATCTTATGGGGATATTCTGCTGATGGAGAATTTAATTCAGATACAGATGTAACTCCTAATACTGGTGACTATGACCCTGTGTTAACTAAACCTTTAGTGTTTTATGGAATCCAAGAAACTGGAACGCCTACAGGAAAGGGTATTAAATGGATTTCTACTACACTTCCTTCTGAAGTAACTCAATATTATAGACCTTCTAATACAAATGAAGATGCTTCTGTTTCTACAGCTCCTGCCTTTACAATAAACTTTAGTGATGAAGTTGATGAATGGAATTTAACTAATTACAGTTCTTCTGGTTTTAGCAACTCACTATTTAAGAAGTTCTATAAGACATATATAACAGACATATTTAATCAATATAAAAGAACTTATAAGTTAAAAGCTAAGTTTCCTGCTGATTTTTTAATTAACTATAAATTAAATGACATACTTATTATTCAAGACAAAGAATTTACAATAAATTCAATAAGTACTAATTTAAAAGATGGTAAGAGTGATTTAGAATTATTAATAAAATTATGATAAAGAATATAATAGATTTATTGTCTGCTTCTGATTGGTATTTATATGATGAAGATATAGATATTGCAAAAGGTAAATATAAATCTCCATTAACTTGGAAAGAAATAAAAGAAAGTACAAAACGAAACACATACAACAATGGCTGAAAACAATATTAAAATATATACTATAAAGGTTGATACTAAAACTGGTAAAATTGCTGTAGACAATTTAACAAGAGGATTTGTTAAATCAGAAACAGCACTAAAAAATCTTAATACAACTCTTCAAACTACAACTAAAAAAGGAGTAAGTCCTTTAGCCGATTCTACAGGTTTAGCAGGTGCTGCGGTAAACGAACTTGGTAGAACTGTTTCTGATGCTGGATATGGTATTCAGGGTATGGCAAACAACATTTCTCAGCTAGGTAGTTTATTTGCAATTTTGATAGCTAGAACAGGAGGATTTACAAAAGCATTAAAAGTAATGGGGAAACAATTTGTTGGTCCTCTTGGAATATTATTTGTCTTTCAAGCAGCAGTTGCGGCAATAGAATACTTTAGTAGAGAAACTAAAAACGCAGAAGATGCTGTAAATGATTTAGATAATGCTTTTGGTAAACAAGCTTCTCAATTAAAAACTTACATTTCTATATTACAAGAAAGCAATGTTCCTTTAGATGAAAGAAAAGAATTGGTAACAGAACTAAATAAAGAACATAAAGACTTAAACATACAATTAGACGAAGAAGGTAGATTAACTGAAGAGTCTACAAAATTAACAGACCAATATATTAAAACACTAGAAACAAAAGCTAAAGCACAAGCTATTATTACTAGACTTCAAGAAAACTATAATGAAGAACTAGAAAGAGAAACAGAAGAGATTGGGGAAAACTTAACCTTTTTTGACAAGTTAGCAACTGCATTTACTATGAGAAAAGGTTATAATGCAGTTATAATAAACGCAGAAAAGTCAATTAGAAAAAAGACAGAAGCTGATAGGGAAGCTAACGAAGAAAATGAAAAGCTAATTGCTATGCTTAATGAACTTGGTGTTATTCCAGAGATAAATGAAAAGAAAGAAAAGAAAGCGGCTAAATCAAGAAAAGAATTTGTTGCTAAAAGATTGTCTTTTGCTGATGACATATTAAAGTCAGAAGAAAATGTAACAAAGCAAACTATACATGGTAAAGAACAACAATTAAGGGCAGAATCTCAATATCAAATGGATTTAGCACAATTCAAATTTGATGAATACAAAAGAAAAGAAGAAGATAGGGTTGCAGCTATAAAAGACCCAGAAGATAGGGCTAAAGCAGAAAAGAAAGCAGATGAAGCTATTAAAGAATCACAAAACTCATTATCTCTGTTTAAGCTACAGAAGATGAAAGAAACAAATGACCTTATTGATATAGAAAGAATAAATGATTTGCAAAAAGCAAGACTACGTCAATCTGATTTTATGGCAAAAGAACAAGAGGATATTGCAAGTTTTGATATGCAAATGTCAGAGACTAAGCTTGGGAAGGTTATGCAAGAAATAGAATTAGAAAATTTAAGGCATAATAATAAAATACATAATATAAACAAAGAAATAGAGGCTAGAGAGTTAGAAGGAAAGTCAACTGTTGATTTAGAGGAAAAGAAATCTAATGAGATAGCAAAGTTTGGTAGGATTAATACTAAATTAAAAAAGAAAGAAGAAGATGCTAAACTTGAAATAGTGAACTTTGCCGCAAATGCTGCAATTCAAATAGCTGGGGAAGGTTCTGCTGTAGGTAAAGCAATAGGGGTAGCTATGGCAATAATAAACACAAAGAAAGCTATTACAGCAGCTTTAGGTGATAGTGAGGTTCCTGGGTTTTTTAGGATACTTCATGCAGCAGCAATAGGAGCTTATGGATTTAAACAAGTTAAAGATATTATGGCTGTTAAGTTGCCAGTAGCTGCGGCAAGTAAAGATGGTGCTGGAGGAGGTTCTATGTCTGTATCTGCACCGAGCTTCAACGTAGTAGGTGCTGGAGGAACAAGTCAAATTGCAGAAGCGGTTACTGGAGCTCAGGATAGACCTATGAGAGCTTATGTGGTTAGTACAGAAGTAAGTTCTGCTCAAGAGTTAGACAGAAAAACTGTCTCAGAATCTTCTTTAGGATAAATAAAACAAAACATAAATATAAAAGTTATCATATTATGAAAACCATTGAACTATACATAGACGAAGAAAACGAATTTAGTGGAATAGAAGCTATAAGCGTTGTCGAAAACCCAGCAATAGAAGAAGATTTTATTGCACTTAAAAAACAACAAGTTAAACTTGCTGAAGTAGATAGGGAAAAAAGAATCCTTATGGGTGCTGCTTTAATACCTAATAAAAAAATATTAAGAATCAACGGAGAAGAAGAGTATAACATATTCTTTAGTGAAGATACTGTAAGAAAAGCATCTGAGCTGTTCTTGTCAAGAGGTAAACAAAATAATTCAACATTAGAACATGACGTTAAACTCAATGGGTTATCTGTTGTAGAATCTTGGATTATTGAAGATAAAAAGAAAGACAAATCAAGAAAGTATGGATTTAGTTTACCTGTAGGAACTTGGATGGTTTCTGTAAAAGTAAACAATGATGAAATTTGGAATGACTTTGTAAAAGAAGGAAAAGTAAAAGGATTTTCTATAGAAGGATTCTTTGCTGACAAACTGGATGAAAGACCAAAAGAAAGTGTAGAAGAAGACTTTGATGAAATGGAAGCATTATCTAAATTATATGAGATAGAAGAAGCTTTCTTAGAGTCTCAAGAGATAGAATTAGAATCTTATAATGACTATCCTCAAGCGGCTGTAAACAATGCAAAGAGAGCTTTAAAATGGAAGAAAGAAAATGGTAGTTCTTGTGGAACTCCTGTAGGTTGGAGAAGGGCTTCTATGTTAGCATCAAAATCTAATTTAACAAGGTCAACCATTGCAAGGATGGCTTCATTTAAAAGACATCAACAAAACAAAGATGTGCCATATTCAGAAGGATGTGGTGGCATTATGTGGGATGCTTGGGGAGGTAGTGCTGGTGTTAATTGGGCAATATCTAAACTAAAGCAAATAGATAAAAAAGAGATGTCTGAAATAGATGACTTTGAATTACAATTACAAGATTCTTTAGAGTGTAATGCTTTAACTCTTGCTGAAGATAAATTTAAGGATTATCCTGATGCTGCTCATAAAAACTCATTAAGAGCATTGAAATATAAAATAGATAATAAGTCACAATGTGGTACTAAGGCTGGATGGCAAGTTTCTCAAATGTTAGCTAAGAAAGAACCTATATCAAGATGTATAATATCTCAAATGGCTTCTTATGTTAGATTTAGAAGAGATAAAGACGTTCCTTATTCTGAAGGTTGTGGTAAATTACTATGGGATGCTTGGGGTGGAGATGCGGGTATAAACTGGGCTTCAAAGAAGCTAAAAGAAATAGACAGAGAAATAAAACCTGTAGATTCTTTAAAGATGGCTTCAATGGAAATAAATGAAGACTATGCAATAATAAATGATAGATTGGCTTATTCTACAAAAGAAAAAGCTATGGAAATGTCAGATGACTTAGGATGTCAAGGTATACACGAACATGATTATGAAGGAAAGAAATGGTATATGCCTTGTGAAAAACATTCAGTAGAAGCAGGGAAGAATAGTAAAAGTCCTTGTTGGGATGGCTATGAACAAAAAGGTTATCAAATAATAGATGGTAAAAAAAGACCTAATTGTGTGAAGAAAAAATAATATGAGAAGAAAATACAAAAAAACACCAAGCAGAACAAGTCCTAGTTCTTCAAGAAGAGGTTGTTTATGTAAAGATGGTACCTATTCGGTAAAATGTTGTGATGGTTCTTTACAGGCTCAAGGTATAGGTAACATAAGTAGTCATACTGTCGTTGGAGATGAATATTATTATAGAGTGCAAAGGTGTGGTCATTCTATGAAAAAAGAAATTCATTTACACGGAACCCAACTTGTAGTAGGCAATGTTTATTATTTACAATTTGAAAATACAGGTCATAGTAATTGTTATACTGTTCTTAATGTTTCTGCAAGTGGAGAACATCATGTAGAATCATCTACTTTGTATGATGACTGCGATGCTTGTATAGCAGCTAACTAAAAATACAACAAAAATAAAAGCTTGAGGTTATCAAGTTATACTATTAATTTAAATCAATAATATATGAAAGCTACCGATATCGTAGACAAATTTAAGAAAATCTTACTATCTGAGACTGAAGAAAAAGTCGAAGAGATAGAAGTACAAGAAGAGGTTAAATTAGCAGAAGACGAAGTTATCGAAGAAGTGAAAGACGAAGTTTCTGAAGAAGATGTAAAAGAAGAGGAAGAAGTTAAAGAAGAGGAAATGTACGCTACTAAAGAAGAACTTTCTAAAGCGATTGCTGAAATGAAAGCTATGTATGACCAATTAATGGAATCAATGAGTAAAGAAAAATCTCCTGAAGTTCCAGAAGAGTTAAAAGAGGAAGTTGAGTTGTCCTCTCAAGAATCAGAAGCTGAGCCTATTGCTCATTCTCCTGAATCTAACGTAGAAAAAAACAATGTTCATTTGTATGGTAATAAAGGACCACAAACAATAATGGATAGAGTACTAAACAAAATTTCATAATAAACCAAAACTAAAATAATAAAAAATGGCTACTACAACTTCAATTACAAGTACTTATGCTGGAGAATTTGCTGGAAAGTATATTTCTGCTGCGTTATTATCTGGTTCTACTATCGAAAATGGTGGAATTTCAGTAAAACCTAATGTAAAATTCAAAGAGATAATCAAAAAGGTTGCAACAAGCGGTCTTATTGCTAATGCTTCTTGTGATTTTGCTGACACAGGTTCAGTTACATTAACAGAAAGAATCCTTCAACCAGAAGAGTTCCAAGTTAATGTTGAACTATGTAAAAAAGACTTCCGTTCAGACTGGGAAGCTGTACAAATGGGATATTCTACATTTGACAAATTACCTCCAAAATTTAGTGATTTCTTAATTTCTCACGTTGCTGCTAAAGTTGCTGAGAAAACTGAGCAAAACATTTGGAGTGGTGTTAATGCTAATGCTGGTGAATTTGATGGATTCTCTACTTTATTAGCTGCTGATTCTGATGTTGTAGATGTAACTGGTTCTGCAATTACTTCTGCTAACGTAATCTCTGAATTAGGTTCTATAGTAGATGCAATTCCTTCTTCTTTATACGGACAAGAAGATATGTATGTATATGTATCACAAAACATTGCTAGAGCTTACGTAAGAGCTTTAGGTGGATTTGGAGCTTCTGGATTAGGTGCTGCTGGTACAAACTCTCAAGGAACTCAATGGTGGAACAATGGTTCATTAAGCTTCGATGGTGTAAAACTATTTGTTGCAAATGGTCTTGCTGACGATACTGCTGTTGCTGCTGAAAAATCTAACCTATACTTTGGAACAGGTCTTTTATCTGACCACAACGAAGTAAAAGTTATCGATATGGGTGACTTAGATGGTTCTCAAAATGTAAGAGTAATCATGAGATTTACAAGTGGAGTACAATACGGAATCGGAGGAGATATCGTATACAGAGTAAATGCTTAATAATAATTAAATAAAGGGTGGGCTTAACCACTCACCCTTTTAATACTAACTTTAAAAAACTAATAATATGTCTTGTAATTTAACGCTATATAGAACAGAACCCTGCAAGGATAGTGTTGGTGGATTAGATAAAGTTTACTTTGTTAATTATAGTTCTTCTTTGTATTCAACAATTACTTTTGATACAACGAACACAGATGCCATAGAGTCCATTACTGGAACTCCATCTGCATACGAATATGACATTAAAGGAACTTCTTCTTTTACACAAAATATCCAAGCGAGTAGAGAAAATGGAACTACTGCTTTCGAGCAAGTTTTAGAATTGACTCTACACAAACTAACTATAGCAGACCACAAAGAGTTAAAACTCTTGTCTTTCAATAGACCTCACGTTATCATAAAAGATAACAATGGAAACTACTTCCTAGCTGGAATAGAGCATGGAATGGATGTTTCAGGAGGAACTATTGTTACAGGTGGAGCTATGGGAGATTTAAGTGGATACACTTTAACTTTAACAGGAATGGAAAAAGCTCCAGCTAATTTTATGGAGTCTGACCCTGCATCTGTTGGATTTACTGTAGTAGATTCTTAAACATAGTAAGTTCTTAAACATAGAAGATATAAAGCCCCTTAATTGGGGCTTTTTCTATATAAAACAAAATCGACACTTTTCAGTTATCTTATTATGATAAGATTACTTCCAAGCACGGCTTCACAAACAATTGAAATAATTCCTAGAAGTTATTCACCCCTATCAAGCCTTGGTTCATATATTGTAAACCTTACTATAACAGAAGATGGAACAAACAAAAGTGAAAGATTAACTAGCCTTCCTGCTTCAGTTACAAATAACGAAAATTTTGTATCTGTAACATTAGTTTCTGCTGCATTGGCTACGTTTTTAAAAGAAGGAAGTTCTTATTATTTAGAGTTTGACAAAACAGGTGCTTTATGGTATAGAGATAAAGCTTATGCAACTGCTCAAACAGACAATGAAGAAATACATACATTAAATACAAACGAATACGACCAATATGGTGAAGGGTCTGAAGACGAATATATAGTAATATAATATGGAAAATAAAAATATTAGAGTAGTTAATCTTTCTGGATATGAAATACCAGAGATAAAAGAAGTTTACGGAAAAGACTGGATTCAATATGGAGATTGCAATGATTATTTTGATGAACTTATAGATAAATACTTAGGAAGTCCAACTAATGCTAGATGTATAAATGGTATAGTTGATATGATATACGGAAGAGGTTTAGAAGCTACAGATAGCGAAATTAAGCCTGAGATGTATACTAAAATGAAAATGTTATTAAAGTCTAAGGATTTAAGAAGGGTTGTTAATGATTACAAAATGCTTGGTCAGTCTGCTGTTCAAGTAATATATAATAAACAAAAAACTTCTATAATTAAGGTTTTACATTTTCCTATGGAAACTTTAAGGGCTGAGAAAGCTAAAAAGGGTCAAATAGAAGCTTATTACTATCACCCTAAATGGTCAGAAATGGCTCCTAGTGATAAACCTAAAAGAATACCTTCTTTTGGTAATGGTTCAAAGAGAGAAGTTATAGAAATATATGTATTTAAGCCTTATAGGTCAGGATTCTATTACTATTCTCCAGTAGACTACCAATCTTGCTTACAATATGCTGAATTAGAAGAGGAAGTAAGTAATTATCATATAAATAACATTAAAAATGGTTTACAGCCATCTTTATTAGTTAATTTTAATAATGGTGTACCAAATGAAGAAACTCAAGAGTTAATTGAGCATAAAATATACGATAAGTTTAGTGGTTCTTCAAATGCAGGTAAATTTATACTTACTTTTAATGAATCAGCAGAAACTCAAGCAGATTTACAGCCTATTCATCTTCCAGATGCTCATGCTCAATATCAGTTCTTAGCTGATGAGAGTAGAGAAAAAATAATGCTTGGTCATGGTATTGTTTCTCCTATATTATTAGGTATAAAGGATAATACTGGGTTTGGTAACAATGCAGAAGAGCTTAGAACAGCTTCTATTCTTATGGATAACATTGTTATTAGACCTTTTCAGCAAGGAATCATTGAAGGATTAAATGAAATACTTTCTTTCAATAAAATATACCTTAATCTATACTTTGTAACGCTACAACCAATAGAGTTTACAGAATTAGACAATATTTCTACTAAAGTTAAGAGAGAAGAGGAAACTGGAGAGAAATTAAGCTCACAAGAAGAGTTAGACTTATCAGATGATGGTGCAGAAGACCTGTATACGCAATTAGAGAGCCTAGGAGAGGTTATCTCTAGTGAATGGGAGCTTATACATAGCGAAGCTGTAAACGATAAGAATGAGGACTTTGATTTAACTAAATTAAGCGTTTCTGAAGATGATGCTAGTCCTAATAAGCGTTCTGGACAAGATAATTCAGGATATAAAGTAAGATATGCTTATTCTCCTGTAAGAAACTCTGATAAAAGTAGGGTATTTTGTAAGAAGATGGAGGTATTAACATCTAAAGATTTAGTATTTAGAAAAGAAGATATTACTTTAATGTCTTTTAAAGGTTTAAATAGTGAATTAGGGCATAACAAAAGTAAATACAACCTTTTTAAGTTCAAAGGAGGTAAAAATTGTCACCACTTCTGGGAAAGAAGAGTATATAAAAAGAAAGTAACACCAGATACCGAAGTTGAAGCTTCAGATGCTGTACAAGACGGATTTAAGGAACCAAACAATCCTCAAGAAGTCGAAATTAGACCAGTAGATATGCCAAACAGAGGTGCTTACCCAAAAACTAAATAATTATGGCACAGAAAGCACTTTTCATAACGATAAATGACTTAAAAAGAAAATCTATAATAGATGGTAATGTAGATGCTGATAAATTAATACAATTTATAGAAGTAGCACAAGATACACATATTCAAAACTATCTAGGAGGGTTACTTTATAAGAAGCTACAAACATTAATAATTAATGACACTATTAGTGATGCTGCAAATTCAGATTATAAATCATTATTAGATGACTATATAAAACCTATGTTGGTTTGGTTTACACAAAGTTCTTACTTACCATTTGCTATGTATCAAATTAGTAATGGAGGTGTATTTAAACATAGAAGTGAAAACTCAGAGACAATATCTCTTGAAGAGATGAGAATGATGTTATCTAAAGTTACTGAAACAGCAGAATTTTATACTAGAAGATTTGTTGATTACATGAATTATAATAGCACTTTATTTCCAGAATATGTTTCTTCAACAAATGGAGAAATGTATCCAGATAAAGATGTTAACTTTAATTCTTGGGTACTTTAATGGAGTACAAAAAAATAAAAACATATAAACCTAAAGAAAGTAATGTAATTAAGCTAGATTCTTTCTTACAAAAATTAAACAAAGATGGCAAACACAATAAATTGGGGAAAAATATACTGTAGCACCGAGTTTGGTGATACGGCAAACGAGAGTACTTTACATATTGATTCACAACCAACTTGTTTTGAATAATGGCTACTCTTTCAGGAAATAAAATAAAAAATACCTATCAGGCTCTTGTTAAGTTCTCTGACAATGGTAATATAACAACCTCAGCTAAACAGTTAACTGATGGTTTTGGTAATAACTCTCCTATGTGGGTTTCTACAACTCAAGTAGGTATAGGAGTTACTCCAGAAGCAGGATTAAATCTGCACGTTTACGGAGATGCAAAAATAGGAAGCAATTTAACTGTAATAGGAAATCTAGTAGTTGAAGGAAGTACAACAACTGTAGGAACTGATACATTAACAGTAAAAGACCCATTAATCGTACTAGCTAACAATAACACTTCAACAGACGCAGTAGATATAGGTTTTTACGGCAAATACGCACCTGCAGGTACCACACTATACTCTGGGCTGTTTAGAGAAGCTCTAACAGGCAAATACAGGTTATTTAAAGGATTACAAATAGAACCAACAACTACTGTAAGTGTATCAGGTACAGGATATGATAAAGCAGATTTAGTTATAGGTAATATAGAAACAAATGGAGTGGTAGAAGATTCTTCATTATTTACTTTTAGTAAAGATGTTATAATTAATAAAGCAGGAACTACTAAATTAACGATAGACAATGTAACGCAAAACAAGTCAATAGAGCTAGAATGTACGTCTTTAAATAATGTGCTTAATGCTGAGGGAGACATGATATTTTCATCTGGTAGCCCTATATTTAAATATACTAGTAGCAGTTTTGAAGTTTTAAATGTTGATTCAACTTTTGGAGGAGATATAACAGTAAGCACAGGTACAGAAGGAGGTGCTATTTTTCTTGGTAGTTCTGGAAGTATATTTAGTGAAGAAGGTATTACTTTTAAAGATACTGATACTACAATTCAAAACGTAGTTGCAGGAGGTGACATTGTATTTAAAACAAAAACTGGTGCAGGAAGTGAAAACACACATCTTACTTTGTTTGAAAATAACACTTCTACTTTTGGAGGTCAGGTTACCATTCCTTTAACTCCGAGTGCAAATACAGATGCAGCATCAAAAGGGTATGTAGATGCTAATATTACTGCTCAGGATTTAGATTTTAGTGGCGATAGTGGTACAGGTTCAGTTGATTTAGATTCACAACATTAGCCTTAGTAGGAACTGCTAATGAAATAGAAACATCAGCAGGTAATCAACAATTACAAATAGGGTTACCAACAAACGTAACTATTGGAGGTGCAATGACAGTTGGTGATGATGTTATTGTATCAGGTAATATAACGCTAGTAGATAAAACTACTAGTGAAGTAGGAAGCATATTACTTGGAGATGGAAATGATTTACAAATATTTCACGATGGTTCTAATTCTTTTGTTTCAGATAGTGGTGCAGGTGATTTAATATTAAGAAGTAACTCAACAGCAATTATTAAAAGTGACACTACAAAGATTCAAGCGTTTGGTTCTTCTACTGATTTTGTAACAATTTCTAGTACTGGTTCAACCTTTGCAGGAGATGTAGATGTAAATGGAAATTTAGATGTTACAAGTACTGCTTCAGATGCTGTATTTTTAAGAAGTTCACAAGCTACAACTACAAACGTATATATAACAAACACAAATGCTACTTCAAATAATACTGCTAACTTATATTTTGCACCCGCTAATAATATAGGTGGTTCTTACATAAAATCAACAGCAATAGAAGATTTTTCAAGTTCAGCAAATAGAACAGCAGATTTAAGGTTTGCTGTTAGAAAGGATGGTACATTTAATGAAGCCGTTATTATAGACAGTTCAGGAAACTCAACCTTTGCAGGAAATGTATCAGTTATAAAAAGTGATGCTTCTACTGTTGATGCTATAATAAGAAATACACACGCTACAGGAATAGCAAGATTGATAGTGCAATCAAATACAACTGACCAAAATGCTCAATTAGTTTCAGATGACAATAATGCTTATGCTTGGGTAGGTAGTTCAACTGGTGGAACAAATAGAGTTGTGTTTAAACAAGATACAAATGCTTATTATGAAGGTGGAAATTTTGGAATAGGAACTGATTCGCCTGCCGAAAAACTACATATTGTAGGCGATGGTGATAGAATTGAAATATCAAGCGCTGATTATGATTTAGTTAAAATTGGAGCTTTTGGAACAGGCGGCGCTGATATAGATAATGGATTTTTTAATCTATTAACAAATGGTTCTGAAAAAATAAGATTATTAGCAAATGGCACTTCATATTTTAATGGAGGAGATGTGGGAATTGGAACTGATTCGCCTGTAAATGGCAAATTAGAAGTTCAGCAAACTGCAACAACTGCAGGATTATGGGTACAAACTGGAGGAACAACAAGTTCTTATACGATAGCAGA